TTAGCTAATGCTTCTGTATCTGTTTTAGGATTATGTGATAGGTCTTTGTAGTTGTATATCTCACCATTGTAAACTAATATACAATCTTCATAATGATAAGGTTGTTTACCTTCTTCAACTTCACCTCCAATAGATAATAGATTATGACCTAATGTAATATAATCATCTTCAAATATTCCACTACCATCAGGACCTCTGTGATGAGCTGTCTTAATCATTTTTCTCATCAAGTCTGGTTTCACATCAACTATACCATGAATTGCACACATACTAAACCTTTTTATAAATTGTTTCTTTCGATTGTCTACCTTTTCCACGGTAACCAAAACTACTTAATATTTCACTACATTCAATTTTATATTCTATTTCTTCATTTGTCCTAGTTGGTTGTTCTATACATATAATTGGATTATGTTTTTCTAATGTTCTTTTTGAACCAAGTAAAACTTCTTTCTCATGTTGTTGTACATCAATCTTAATAAAACCAACTTTACCTGCAAAGTTATAATTATCTAACATCATCATATCAACATTATCAATAACCTTTGCCTTTTCACCTACAGGTTCTATTCTTAAATCACCACATGAATCACTTGTAGAATATAGTTTTACATTCTCAGCTTGTCTGTCTGATAAGGCAACTTGTTCTAATTGATAGTTTTGAATATTTAATAAATTCTTATGACAACACTCCCAATTTTCTCTACTAGGTTCAAATGCCCAAACAAATCTAAATTTCTCACATAAAGGTTTTGTCCATAAGCCTATGTTAGCACCAATATCAATGGCCATGTCCCATTCTTTAACATGACTTAATGCAAACTCTCTTTGATTTTTTTGATACTCGCCATTTTTAATACTTTTATTAAAGTGATTATCCCAATCTGGCATAAACCATTCTTTTATTAATTTCATCTCGCTTGTTTTCCCCTCACATCTCTTTTACATTTTTGACATGGTGAATTAGGATACCATTGTGCTTTTGTAATTCTAGTTCTAAAATCTGTATAAAATTTACTTGCATAATTTAAAAATAGATCAGGTTCTTTTTCTAAATTGCCTACTTCCCATTTACTGTGTAGTTCAGGTGTTAACATATCACAACAAGCTGTCATACTACCATTGTAATCTATGTACACACCTTTATTCATACTAAAACATGGTTGAGTTCTTACATAATCTTTTTCTAAAACTGTACCTGCTCTGTTTACACCATTGTTCCAATAATTTCTTGCGTGTATTTTACCTTTAAATCTATCTGGTAGTTTATATACAATCCATTCTCTATTTTGATGTTGATCTTTTTGTATTCTTGGTGCACCTAGTTTATCACTTATCTTATTAATTCTTTCAAATACTTCATTCTCATCAAATGATGTGGCACCGTTTTTCATATATGCTTGAAAGGCAAAGTTAGTAACACCAGCTTCTAATAGTTGTTGGTGATATTCTTTTGTCATGTAATCTGAATTAGTATTAAGACTTATATCTGCATTTGGTAAGTAACTTCTAGCAATCTTAATTTTTTCTATGATATATTTTTTGTGAGATGTTGGTTCGTGGTATCTACTAAAATCTAAACGACCAGAAAAATCAATTGAAGCTAGTTGTTTCATAATACTTTCATACATCTTGTCTGTCATAAAGATAGTGTTTTTAAAATTTCTTCTATTAACACTCTCTAATGATAGAGGACAAAATGTACAGGTTCTATTACAGTAATTATGTGTACCTATTTCAACAGAGGTAATATTCTTTTTAAATAATTGAGCTGCTTCTTTATTTGTCATTTAAGAGTTTGTCTATTGTCGCCTCAAACTCTAAAGCAGGTAACGGCTTTCCGATCCACTCTTGTTTGCCAAAATCTTCTTTAGGATTTTTTATAGGTTCAATTACTTTCATTAACATATATCTTCTTGTACCTGCACCAGTTGGTGGTATTTCTTGGTGAAAGCAATGATATTCATCACCTAGTTGTTTTACTTTATCTAATATTCTTAATAATGTTTGCATTAGCTATCCTTTTTTAGTATGACTACGTTTAAAAGTTGTCTGTTTAATTCTGAGGTTACTTCGGTAACACCATGCCAACCGTTTTCTGTATTCTTAAATAACAATGATGTATTACCATCATTTCTATATTGTTGTTGATGAGCAAAATCTTTTGGTTCAGGATTCATTTGTTCTACTAGTTTACCTTTATAGAATACAGTTTGACCACCACTCTTATCATTCCAACCCTCTGGATTAAAATATATTAAATGACTACCTATTTTACCAGGTGTATCAACATGAGGCGATACATCTCTACCACCTGTTGTTATATGCCAATCAAGTCTGTATTCAAAATTGTGGCCTGGTATTTCTAATGTATCTTTTATCCAATCAGAATATTCTTTACTGAATAAAAGTTTTTGTGAGAAGTCGTCCCATATTTCAGACAATTGATATCTGCCTACCATATACTGGTCAAATACTTTACTATGTTCCCATGGTGTATAACAAAAAAACAATCTTATATGTTGTCTTTGTCCATGTTTTCTAGGCTCTGTGTGTCCTTCTTTTTTAAATAAACTTTTTTCTGGCCATTCATCTCTTAATTCTTCCCAATCTTCTACAAAATTATTAATAAATTTATGTGGTGTATAGCCGTCTGTAATCATTAATGTATCTGGAATATTAATCATAATGGTATGTCCTTATGTCCTATGTGTAGTTTAGCTCTTATATGTGCCTTGTCTTCTCGTTTAGTTACATAATAACCCTCTATGTGAGTATAACCTTTTTCTCTAGCCCAATAAACTCTCTTATGTCCTGTTTGAACATATAGACCTGGTCTTACTTCACCATTTGCTTTTAGATGTTGAGGTGTTTTACCTCTTTGTAATCTCTCTTGTACCCATTCTTCCGTATGTGGTGATACAGTAATAGGATTTATCATACCGTGCTTTTCAAAACTATCTCTATAATTAAATTCAGTAATTCTATTTTCAAGCCATTCATCTGTTGGCATTAATATAAGTTCATCTACATCAAACTCTTGTAGTTCGAAACCTAAATCTTCTCTGTTATTTGCTTTCAATACTATTCGCATAACCAACCTTTTGTATATAATAACTATCTGCAATATCTGAAACAGGATTACCTACCTTTTCAGTTACTAATAGTTTCTTCAAATCAATTTTAGTATCTTTTACAAACGCCTCGTACATCATTTCTTTGTCGGCGTTTCCTTTTCCCGTAGCGCCTTTTTTAACGACACTCGGTACCACCGTTGTGTAAGGTATATTTTGCTCCTCAAGGCGATATTTAAGGATGCCACAGTTCTCAGCGATTTGAAATAGGCCTTGACCTTTAGACCCATAAGAGTATCCCTCAATATAAACTTTTGGATTAATAAGAGGGGTAATGAGATCAAGTACCCAATCTGAAATTTGAGTAAATCTTTGTATAGGCGAATTGTATTCTTTATGTTCATAGCCAAATACATCCTCTGACATTTTTCCTATGTACTTCTTTTTATTAGTTAAGTAATAAAACATTAATAAATCATCACCATCAATATTAATACAAACTGCTGGACTTGTTAAGCTGTAATCAATCCCAACTATCGTCTTCGTCACCATTGTCATTTGTCCATACCTCTTCATCTTCAGGTTCTATCTCATCAACTTCATATCCACAAAATGGGCAAGTTAATGGTTCTAAATCCTGTTCTTCAATATCCCATGTTACGGTATATTTAGTTTCACAGGAGGTACATTTTTTTTCTCTTTTTTCCATTATAATTTAAATTTTTTAAATTGATCTTTCTTAACATCTTGTTTTACACCACCGATAACATAAGACTCAATCTCTGTTTCTTGTGGTGCATTTTGTAAAGAACGGCTATTCAACCAATGATCTGTCCATGGTAATGGATTTGTTTTTTGGTCGTATATCGGATTAAGTTGTATAGCTTTCATTCTTCTATTTGCCATGTATTCTACAAACTGGTGTAATAGTTTTTCTGATAAACCTATCATTGCACCTTTTGAGAATAGATATGTTGCCCAACGTTTCTCTTCTTGTAAGGCTTCTTCATACATTTGATAAACTTCTTTCTCACATTCTTTTGCTATTTTGACCATGTCTTTATCGCCTTCTCTATCTTTCCAATTATTAATAATTGTTTGCGACATTGCAAGGTGTTGGCTTTCATCTCTA